CTGCAGGACCCACAGGACCAATTGGGCCAGCTGGTGGACCTCCTGGGCCAACCGGCAATATCGGACCAACCGGCGATACTGGACCAACTGGACCAACTGGACCTCAAGGCATACAGGGCAACATTGGACCACAGGGTATTCAAGGTAACATCGGGTTAACTGGAAACACTGGCTCAATTGGTAATCAAGGTGACAAAGGCGGTATTAGATATTTCTTTGTACCTAAGCCATACGCACCCTGCGAGCCAAACAGATCTTTATACCCCCAGACAGATGAAATCTGGGGCGAATTCATGAATACCTATGCAGTATGGACTCGTGTTGACGCATTTGGCAATGATCTGGGCAGTCCACAAACCACTACATTTACATTCTGGGCAGATAATCCCGGAGTATATACTGTTGATTACTCCGGCGATGACTACATCACCGTAAAGATGGATGGAACTACTATTGCTACGGCAGTGGGAAACTTTGCCACTTATGCTCAAGTTACACCAACATTGACAGCGGGACAACATGTACTGACAGTTATTGCTGAAAATGGAGCCGGAGGAGACGAACAGGGTGCCGCTGGATTCGGAATACGTATGCTTGATCCTGATGGCAACGAGATCTGGAACACACGTAATTTAAGTACAATGAGCAATGGTGAGATTAGATTTAATAATCTGACTATTGCCAGTGTTACCAACGTGTACGTACATCAAAATGATGTACACGGCAATTTCTTTGGTAATTGGATCGAACAATGGGACAATGCTGACAACCCAGTTCGTGGACAATTATTATTAAAACATAACGTTAATACTAAAACACCTAGCGTTATATTCAACGTTCTTGGGGATGTAGTTACACCTCCGGGAGGTAATTATTACCATGTTCCTGTTGAATATGTTGATGGGCAGTATCCTGATTACAATCCTAGCATCACAGAATACAATGTTGATGGGCCAACACCAGGTCAAGCTCACTTAGTTGCTGAGTTTATCCGCAGTGGTGATAAAGGCACAGGATTTACAATTGTTGGAGCAGTTTCAACATATTCTTCTCTTGTTACTCCATACTTAGGATTAGCTGGAGATGCATACATAACCAGCGACACCAGTCATGTTTATGTATGGAACGGATCATCGTGGACTGACCTTGGAGACATCACAGGCCCCACAGGACCCACTGGCCCACAAGGCATTCAGGGCAACGTTGGACCAACAGGACCAACAGGACCCACTGGATCACAGGGCATACAAGGCAACATTGGCGTAACTGGACCCACTGGACCCACTGGTCCAACAGGACCTCAGGGTATACAAGGCAACATTGGTGCAACGGGACCAGAGGGTATACAAGGCAACATTGGCGTAACAGGACCCACTGGACCTACAGGACCAACAGGATTAACTGGCGGACCCGGCCCGGCTGGAACCACTGGCGGACCCGGCCCTGCAGGACCCACTGGCCCAACAGGCCCAGCCGGAACAACAGGACCCACTGGTCCAACAGGACCTCAGGGCATACAGGGTAATATTGGATTGACTGGATCCGTAGGACCCACTGGACCTTCAGGAACATCAGTTACAGGCCCAACAGGACCAGCTGGACCTACGGGTCCGCAAGGACCTGCTGGAACAACAGGGCCCACCGGACCTCAAGGCATACAAGGCAACATTGGTGTAACAGGACCTACAGGACCAGTAGGACCAACAGGACCCACAGGTTCTGCAGGTACAGCAGCAACAGTCAACGTCGGACCAACCACAACTGGTCCAGCCGGAACAAGTGCAACTGTTACTAACACAGGAACTACAACTGCGGCAGTATTTGCATTTACCATTCCACAAGGCGCCACAGGACCCACAGGTACAACAGGACCCACAGGTCCGTTAGGACCTACTGGGCCCACTGGGTTAACAGGACCTACCGGACTTACGGGACCAGCAGGACCGTTAGGACCCACAGGACCCACAGGACCCACGGGTAACTTCACTGGATTGTTAACAGCATACACAGAAACAACGCAGTCAGCATCAGTCAGTGGATCATACACCATTGACCTATCGCTGGCCAATATTTTTATTATAACGTTAAATGGTAGTTGTACATTTACGTTTAGTAATCCCCCTGCCTCGGGTACATTAAAATCTTGTACAGTAATCCTAATTCAAGGATCAGGTGGAAGCAAAACCGCAACGTTTACCAATGCAAAATGGACAGACGCAGTGGCTCCAGTATTATCAAGTACTGCGGGACAAATTGACGTCGTAACATTCTTTACATACAACGGCGGATCATCATACTTTGGCACATTTGCAATGGCCAATGTTTCATAATAGGAGATAAAAATGGCACATAAACGCAACGATGAATTTTATTTATATACTGGCTTAACAGCCAATGGCAATGAGTGTTACGATGCACTTATGGTGTTAAATCAGTCTGGCATATCGCACAGACATTTACACTACGGTGATCCAACACAACAACCTCAGGTTATTGAAAGCGTTACTACTTGGTTCCCCAACGATAATGTAAATATTCAATTCCCTTTTGTAACATACATGGAAGTATATGACAATACCGATGATGTTCCGAGAGTTCCCAGGGTTGCAATTGGCATTGAGGCAATTAGAAATACAAACTGGGCTGCACTAGCCGATTTTCAGGGATAATAGATTATGCCACTAGGAATTTCCACTATGCGAAGACACAGCATAGTTGCCGCCGGAACTGTGACGTTTAACTCATCAACAGTATATAAATTTCCTGTGTTTGTTGATACAATATCCCTACAAGGATATGGTGGAAATGGAAATGCAGGCACACCTGGTGGAAATGGAAATGCAGGCAATCCCGGGGGAATAGGTAACTCTGGTGGCACTGGCGGAAATGGAAATGCAGGCAATCCCGGGGGAATAGGTAATTCCGGTACGTCTGGTGGCACTGGTAACACAGGTACTTCTGGTAACCCTGGCAATGCTGGTAACAATGGTGCCGCAGGCAATGGTGGTACAGCAGGTACAGCAGGTAACTCTGGTGGCGCAGGAAATCCCGGAAACGCAGGCAACACGGGAAATAATGGCAACGGAGGCACCGGTGGCGGTGCCGGAACCGGGGGCAGTGGTGGAGCCGCCAGCATTTTCAATGGATTAAACGAAGTCTGGTTCTCTGGGGCGTATCCTGCATTTTTCCCCACATATGTTGATATTCCTTCACTCCCAGGAGGAGCCGGTGTTGGTGGTGGTGGTCCCGGTGGTGCCGGAAGTTCTTATAGCGTTTCGGTTGTAACTGGAGGTAGCGGCACAGTATATAAATCGTCGGCAGGTCGTGGCGGCAATGGTGGCAATGCTGGCGCCGCAGGCAACCCGGGTAATGCTGGCGCAAATGGTAGCGCAGGTACGGCAGGAAATACTGGTAGTGCTGGCACAGGTAGAACACTAGGAGGTGCAGGCAATGCAGGCACAGCAGGCGCAAATGGCAACGCAGGCAGCAACGGAACCGCAGGCAACACAGGTAACGTTGGCACAGCAGGCAACACAGGAACAAACGGAACAGCAGGCAACACAGGTAACGTTGGTGCAGCAGGTACTACTGGAACAAACGGCAATGCAGGATCTGCAGGTGCCGCAGGTACATCTGGTAATCCCGGTAATGCAACTACATTTGTAAATTGGAATTTCAATGGTGGCGCAGGTGGTGCCGCAGGCAATGGTGGCACAGCTGGTACAGCAGGCACAGGTGGCCCAGGTGGTGCTGCAGGCAATGGTGGCACAGCCGGTGCTGCAGGCACAGGAGGTGCAGGTGGATCTGCGGGCAATGGTGGTGCAGGCGGAGCCCGGGGTAATGCAGGCAATGGTGGTACAGCAGGTAATAGTGGCAACTCGGGCAATACTGGAAACCCAGGTAACAATGGCGCAGGTGGTGCCGCGGGCAATGGTGGCACAGCCGGTTCAGCTGGAAACCCAGGCAATGCAGGTAATGCCGGCAACTCCGGCGGCGGTGGTGGTGGTGGTGGCGGATCTAATGACCTACAATGGACTTGGAGCAACGGCGCCACAACAAATGATTTAAATTTTTCAACAACTTTTAATGCAGTGGCTGGCTCCTCCGGAGATGGTTTTGGCATTGGCGGAGCAGGTGGCTCAAAGGGAATAGCCAGCGGCGGTGGCAGTCCGGGATCCCCTGGCGGAACTGGTAATGCAGGCACATCCGGATCTGCTGGTAATGCAGGCACAGGTGCAACAGCTGGTGGTTCAGGTAATGCAGGAGCAAACGGCAATGCAGGAGCAAACGGCAATGCAGGATCTGCAGGCACAGCAGGCACAGGTGCAACCAGCGGCAATCCCGGCAACGCAGGCGGTATAGGTAGTCCAGGTAATGCTGGCGGAACTGGTAGTCCCGGCAACGCAGGCGGCAATGGTGGTGCAGGAAATCCCGGATCAGCAGGCAACCCGGGTAATGCAGGCGGCAATGGTGGTGCAGGAAATCCCGGATCAGCAGGCAGTAACTCTGCTGGTGCAACTTATAATGCAGCATGGGCATGGGCAAGAAATGTCAGACACCGCACAGATTATCCAGTATCTATTGGCACAGGTGCAAGCAGTGGTTCAATAATTGTAAACTGGGGTAGACAATAATTTTTGTCACAGACTTAATATTTGATAATTAGTAGTATATGGCCAATTATCAATTTTCTCCAAGCCCAACCTTTGGTACAACTTATCCTCCATTTACCACCTGGACAGATGGGTTTACCAATGAAGAATTAGATCAAATTGTTGCCTACTGCGATACACTAACAAAAAATGATGGTACAATTGGCGGGCAACAGGCCGGCGATGATGTATCGTTAATTCGGACATCACAGGTAGCATGGGTACAACAAAACAATGAAGCATTATGGATCTATGATCGATTGGCTTATATTGTACGACAACTAAATGGGCAGTTTTATAAATTTGATATGTGGGGATTCACAGAAGAATTACAATACTCAGTATATAGCGAAACTAGTCGTGGGCATTACACCTGGCACATGGATTCTGGCAACCAAGGCCCGCCACGTAAATTAAGTTTAGTATTACAATTAACAGATCCTGCAGACTATGAAGGTGGAGATTTAGAAATTATGGCTAGTTCTGAGCCCGGCGCAGTTTTAAAACAACGTGGATTAATTACGGTATTTCCTAGTTACATATTACATCGTGTAAGTCCTGTGACCAAAGGAACAAGAAAAACAATAGTAGTATGGGCATGTGGCCCAGCATTTAGATAATATGAAACAAACCAAGTATGATAATTTTATAGGCATCTACGATGACTACTTCTCTCCTGAATTCTGTGATCAATTAATTGAATACTACGAATGGTCAAACAAAACAAATAAAACATATGAACGTAACAATGCAGAAACATTTAGAAGTGACACATCAACAACTTTAAATCCTTCTACCATACATGAGATACATTTTAATCATCCCAATGTTATGGGATTTTTACAAGATTTTAATCAAATATTCTGGGATGAATGTTATGCAGATTATATTAAGACCTACAGTTCTTTAAAAGATTATTCAACACATACAATTTATAGCTATAAGATACAAAAAACATTACCAGCACAGGGCTATCACATCTGGCATTGCGAAGACGGATCCATTCCTTTTTCAAGACGCACAGGCGTGTACATTCTGTACTTAAACGATGTGGAAGAAGGTGGCGAAACTGAATTTTTATATCACAGTAAACGCATTGCACCAAAGAAGGGGAGACTAATTGTTTTCCCGCCAAACTATCCGTGGACACATAGAGGGAATCCTCCCTTGTCCGGAGTCAAATACATCATGACCGGATGGTTAGAATTTCAATAAAAGGACAATAAAAATGGCAAACTACTTACCTTACTACTGGATCCGTCACAACGCCATCCCCGAGGAAATGTGTGATTTAATGCTGGCAGAGCGTCAAGCAATGAATGACGCAGATGCCGGTGTTGGATTAAACAATGATCAAACTCCAAATGGCATTCGTAAAACAGGCATTGCCTGGGCCGCACGTAACCACTGGTTAGAAGGATTGATGTTAAACAATGCTTATTATGCTAATCGTGAAACAGGATGGAACATGGACATTACCACCTGTGAACAAGTGCAATTGGCAAAATATGAAACAGATCATTTCTATGACTGGCATCAAGACACATTCTTTTTAACTGATGCAGCAACCTGTAGAAAAGTCACAGTGATTGCTTTGTTAAATGACTCCAGTGAATTTACTGGTGGCGACTTTGAATTACAAAATTCTGACAGCGCAGGACTTGTACTTAAAAAGGGTAGTGTCATTGCTTTCCCAAGTTATCTAAGCCATCGAGCAACCAAAGTTACCAGTGGTACACGATATAGTGCCGCACTTTGGGTGCATGGTCCGAACTTCAAATAATTTGACTTTGCTCAAAAAGTAGTATATACTATACTACTATGTTGAACTCTATACAAGATGCAGTAAAACTATTACTGCCTGCTAAAAAGAAAACTAATTCTTCCTCTGGTTGGATTAGTTTTAACGCACCTTGCTGTCATCATAATGGCGAAAGCGTAGACACACGTGGCCGTGGCGGACTTGTAGCTAACCCCGACGGTGGTGTTAGCTATCATTGTTTTAATTGTAACTTCAAAGCAAGCTATGTGCCCGGGCGTCATTTAACATATAAATTCCGTAAATTATTAAGTTGGTTTGGTGCCAGTGAAAACGAAGTCAAGCGTTTGGTAATTGATGCCATACGTATCAAAGACTTTGTTGCTCCGGAAAAGTTAATTGAAGCCGAGGAAGTTGAACCCATAAACTTTCGTGCCAGGGCATTGCCTGAGCAGGCACAAACATTCCTGGGTTGGGAAAGTTTTTATACATTATTAGCACACAATCCTGAAGTGTATAGTGTTCCATCTGATTATCATAATGCAGTGATTTATGCGGCAGACAGACATATCAATTTAACAAAATATGACTTTTACTGGACTCCAGACACAGCGTATAACTTACACAAGAGAGTGATAATCCCATTTACTTGGCGTAATCAAATTATTGGTTATACTGCAAGGGCCTGGGATGACAACGTCAAACCTAAATATCATAGTAGTTATGAACCCAACTATGTGTTTAATGTTGATCGTCAACTAGCAGACAGTAAGTTTGTTGTGGTAGTTGAAGGCCCGTTTGATGCAATGGCCATTGATGGTGTTGCTATACTAAGTAATGAATGCAGTGAAGTTCAAGCAGACATTATTGATAGTTTGGGTAGGGAAGTCATTGTAGTTCCAGATCGAGATCGTGCCGGTATTAAGCTAGTCAATGATGCATTAGAATTTGGATGGTCAGTGAGTTTCCCAAATTGGGGTGATGCAGTTAAAGACGTTGCTGATGCTGTTGCCCGATATGGAAAACTGTTTGTATTAAAAAGTATATTAGCCGCCAAAGAAACAAGTAGATTAAAAATAGAATTGCGTAAGAAAAAGTTGTATAATTAACATATGAATAAAGAATATAGTCCAGAATTACAAAAATTGTTTTTAGAAATGATGCTACAGGATGCACATTCGTATGTGCGTGTAGCAAACATCTATAATCCAGAAAACTTTGACCGCAGTATTAGAGCCGCGGCAGAGTTTATTAAAACGCACAGCAATGATTTCAAGACATTGCCAACCAGTGATCAAATTAAAGCAGTGACAGGTGTGGATCTTAAGGCTGTTCCTGATGTAGGTGAAGGTCATACTGAATGGTTCCTAAGTGAGTTTGAGAATTTTACTAAACGTCAAGAACTAGAACGTGCTATTCTCAAAGCCGCTGACATGTTAGAAGCAGGCGACTTTGATCCTGTTGAGAAACTAATCAAAGATGCAGTACAAATATCACTTACTAAAGACATGGGCACAGATTACTTTGCTGATCCTGCAGAACGTATTAACAGATACTATAACAGTGGCGGACAAGTAAGCACAGGATGGCCACAGTTAGATAGATTGTTGTACGGTGGATTTAGTCGTGGTGAACTTAACATTTTTGCAGGCGGGTCCGGCTCGGGTAAGTCATTGGTTATGATGAACATTGCACTAAGTTGGTTGCAAATGGGGCTCAGTGGTGTGTACATTACACTAGAACTTAGTGAGGAACTAACATCGTTGCGTACAGATGCTATGTTAACAGGCATGGGAACAAAGGATATTCGTAAGGATATCGACACTACTACTCTTAAAGTCAGGTTAGTTAGTAAAAAGGCCGGCCAATATCGTATTAAAGCATTGCCTGCACAAAGTAACGTTAATGATATACGTGCTTATTTAAAAGAAGTGCAACTACAAACAGGCATTAAAGTTGACTTTGTTATGGTCGATTATCTTGACTTGGTTATGCCGGTATCTGTTAAAGTTAATCCCAACGATCAGTTTATTAAAGATAAGTATGTAGCAGAAGAATTGCGTAACTTGGCCAAAGAGCTCGGGGTGCTATTAGTAACAGCATCGCAATTAAACCGTAGTGCAGTCGAAGAAGTTGAATTTGACCATAGTCACATTGCAGGCGGCATTAGTAAGATTAACACAGCAGATAATGTGTTTGGTATCTTTACAAGTCGTGCAATGAAGGAACGTGGTCGTTATCAGATTCAGTGCATGAAGTCGCGTAGTTCTACTGGGGTCGGCCAAAAGATTGATCTTGAGTACAACATCGAAACTATGCGTATTACTGATCCAGGATTAGATAGCAATGAAGCTGGTGGCCCGCCCAGGGTAGTACACAGTATTATGAGTCAAATTAAAAATAAAACAGTTGCAGAAGAAGCAGACAAACTTGAAGGTAGTGCCAGATGGGAAAAGCCCACAGGAAAACATGCGTGGGATTACCCAACCGGGAGCAATGAAGCAACTCCTGCGGCAGAAGTACAAAGTAGTAAGCTGAAACAAATGTTAGCAGGGTTAAAAAAAGCAGAATGAGCAAATATCATTGTCCAGTAATTCATGGTGCGTTAGTGCTTGATATGAAAAAATTAGACTACAATGGCCTGGCCGTTCGTAGTTGTTGTTTGCGTAAAGAAAATACAACGCCTGTTAAGCCCGGCGATGATATTATGAACCATCCATCACTAGCACCATTGCGACAATATAATAAAAAAGATATAGAATTTGATCCTTTATGTTGGAATTGCGAATCAGTTGAAAAGGCAGGCCATCAAAGTTTTCGTACAGGCATGCTAACTAAGTACGGGGAAAAGTACGACTACTCGGGTCCTACTAGATTGGATATACTATTTGATGTTAGTTGCAATTTGGCATGTAGGCATTGTAGTCCAGAATTAAGTACATTGTGGCAAAAACACTACAAGGATAACAACATTCCTTTACCAAGTAGAATTCCTACTGCAAATTTTGATGCAGATGAATTATTAGGTTACATTTCTACTATGGATTTAAGTAATCTTGGGGAAACAGTATTTTGCGGAGGTGAACCTATGTTGGGGCGTAGCTACTGGCATCTAGCAGAAGGACTAGCAGATATTGTACCCAACGCAAAGAATCAATTAACGTTACAGTTCCAAACCAATGGCACTATTCCGTTAACTGAACGCAATTACGAAACAATGGAAAAATTCCAATTAGTAAAATTTTTAATAAGTGTTGACGGCGTAGGCGATCAATTTGAATATTTACGGTGGCCTGCTAAATGGGAACAATGGACAGATAATATATTAAAAATACGAGAAAGTTGTCCGACTAACGTTATGTTTTTGTTTGAAGAAACTTTGAGCATTTATAATTTATTTTATACTAATAAACTTGATACATGGTTAGCTGACAACTTTTCTACAAACAGGTTGGGGGATCGTGCAAATCACAGTAAGCATACTGCTACTGGTATCTTTAACTTGTCTAACATGACAGAAGAGTATAAACAAGCAGTACAAGGAACAAATTTGGCTAATTTTATAAACCCAACGTGGGAAGAAAATTCTAATCAAATTAAAAAAATGATAGAAGAAATTAATAGGTTTGATACTATACGGAATGAGGATTGGCGTAAAACTTTTCCCGAAGTTGCTGGGTTTTATAGTAGATACATATAATCAACAATGTTAATATTTTTTAACTGATCTTGTCTAGCAATTTCCTTTCGGAATTGATTATATAAGTCTGTATTAAATTCATACATGTTAATTAATTTAATAACTTCGTCTAGATAATTGGGATTATTTTTTATTACACGTTCCTTTGCTAATAGGGGTAAATTAGCGGGATTAAACATATAGGGATCTAGTACTTGTTTGCAAAGATAGTTTAGTTTATGTTCTTTAAAGAAATTAATCATATCACTATAGTAGTATATGTTAAGATTTGATATCATACAGCTAACACTAACGTCTGCCCCTAACTGTTTAAATAACCCTATATTATGAACTAGCCGGTCCCACTTCAATGGGTAACGCATATATTCAAATACTGATCCTGTTCCGTCAATGCTTAAACAGATGTTTAATCTTTTAAATTGGTTTAAAAGATTTATTTGGGCAACAGATAATTCTACAGATCCATTTGTTACAAATGATATAAAACATTCAGTATTGTTGTGTTTAATTAAGTTTTCGAGTACTTGAAAGTTCTTCTTTTCGAGCAATGGCTCTCCTCCAACTAAACTCAATGATACAACTTTAGCCCAATTGATATCAAAATCTAATTTAGACATATTCATTGATTTGTATTTTGAGCCAGTATTTTCTAACGCACCCCATGCACTACTATTATCACTGTTGCAAGTTACACAGGTTCCGTTGCATAAATTGCTTGTGGCTAACTTAATATTGACAGGATCAAATCCTTTTGTTATACTAGTGTTTTCTATGTTTTCAATGTTTAAATCTAATAAAAAATCCATGGTTTCGTTGTGTATTTGCCGCTCGCTACGCAACCCAGCATCTTCCAATTCCCAACAAGTGGAACAATTTGGACTTCTGGTTTGATTTTTGATGCTTGACCTAACTAACTCAATGTCTGTGTTGGGTAATAATCTACAACAAAAGATATTTTTATTAGTGTTAGTGAATGAAGTCTCAACAGAATAAAATGGTAATACGCAATAATAACTATTCATGCTAATATTTAACTACAAGTTGTGTTATCATAGATTAAATAATACAACTAAATATACTTAATTGGAGTAATATCTTGCAAAAGCGAGCTCGTAGCATTCTAGATGAACTAGACACACTGATAGTACACAAAGATCGTGAGAATCTTGTGGAAAGTCGTGCCAGCCATGTAATACAGGGTGCAATTAATCTTATTAATTACATACGTGAACAATATGATCCTGTACAGGCCGATGAATTAGAGCGTAGATTACTCAACAGTATTCGTACACAAGAGCCTGAAAAATTTAAACGTGGTGTTAGGAGAATAAAGAGTGAAGATTAATGAAGTAATTTTAGAAGGCATAACAGACCTCAGTGACGGAAAACGTTTTCCCTGGGACGGAGTTGATGCACTAACTAAAAGTCAGAATAATGCTCGTTTGGCTAAATTAGAAAAATCAGTTGACCCAACTGATATTGCAGATTTCATTGATGCTGGCG